GGAGCAGCTGGTTCGTCGGGAGGCGGCGCTGGATCCTCTGGAAGCAGCGCGACGGTTCAGACCTACATTCTCAATACCAACTCGAAAAAATTTCATCTTCCAAGCTGCACATCTGTCACCCAGATGAAGGCGGCAAACCGGCAGGAATTTACCGGTACGCGCGATGAAGTGATTGCAGATGGATATGAACCATGTAAGAACTGCAATCCCTGATAAAACAGGAGTGCAAAGTGTCTCGTTTCTGGGATTGGTGCTGTCCCAGTATGCGTACTTAAATGCAATCAAATGGACCAATTCGGGAACGGCGACGGTTTTGATTATGAAATAGTATAAGAATAATATTAGAGATTTACTTTTTTAACAATGCTTTGCAAGAATTCTCCTATCCTCTTTAGTGTGGCAGTATCAATAGAGAGAAAAAGGATTGACAATTTCACAAAATATTCACAAATAATTAGCACTCACCTCTTGAAATAGCTATTCGGAGTTCGACAAGTTTCATCAAGCTTCAAACCGTTGATTTTACTGGATTTTTTGAAACCGATTATTTCGTCTGAAGTCATCTGAAAACGTCTTTATATTCAAAAATGGTACAGTAAATGGTACAGTAGAACATTGCTTATAATTTTACGCCTAGTCATCTGGGCGTATTTTTATGTCTACAAAAATATTGAATTGTTACCGATGTTCATATATCCTAAAGAAAACGTGTAAAGGAATTTTCTATATGACTGTCGGTAATTGTTTGATGTGCGGGGACAAACTTAAATATTATGATAGTGTTCGTAGAATTGTACGTACTAAGAGTCGAAAAAGCAGATGGATCATAGTACCACGGTATCAATGCATTAGTTGCAGATGTATTCGGAGATATTTGCCGGATTATATTTACCCATACAAACAATATGAATCCGAAATTATAGACGGGGTTATCGAAGGCTTAATAACCTGCAATACCATTGGTTTTGAAGATTATCCTTGTGAAGTAACGATGATACGATGGCGAACGCAAAATATACAACTCCCTTTATGAAATGAATACATATTTTATGGAGGTGCAGTATGAGTAGCGAAGAACAAAGACTGGAGAGTAAAATTCTTTATTTCGAGGACATGATGTTCAGATATAAAGGATATGAATACCAGAAAGTTGAAACTATCAGAAAAGAAATATCTGACATGCGTATTCAACTACAGAGAATTAGATTTAAAAACATGAGAAAGAGTCGCTAACAACGGCTCTTTTCTTTTTTTTACATATATCCACCGAGGTTGTTTTTACCATTAACAATTTCTAACCTAGAATAGAATTCACAAGGAGGAAATACATTATGGCAACTACAATCAGACCGGAATTATCCGAAAAAAATCCTTATTGGATTGAAAAGCATCGCTACTACGAATTAAAACACTTCTGTCTTCAATATCCTATTTGGAGAAAAGCTTATGTATCACTCAATGGTTTTAATGGCAAACCAATCGACTGGGCAATGTTCATAGTAACGAGTACACTTGGCGATCCGACAGCGAAAGTTGGAATAGCACGAGCATATTATTCAGAACGCACTGACATGATTGAAAGGGTGGCTGAGCAGACAGATCAACAATTAGCCCCATATATTTTAAAAGCAGTCACGGAAGGCTGGTCCTATGATATTTTGAAAGTTAGATTAGGGATACCGTGTTGCAAAGATACCTATTACGAATTGTACAGACGATTCTTTTGGCTGCTGAATCGAGAAAGGAAATGATACGCATATTTTACAATCGCTTTTATGGAAACTATAACAACTGTTTGAAAGGGGATAAGTATGCAGAAATTTAAGGATGTTATGGTATTTGTGTTAGCGGTGGTATTAGCTTTTGAAACAGGAGTATTAACTGTTGTATGGAGTTTTTTGACAGCGTTTGCCAATATCAAAGAATCTAACAAGCCTGAAAGAAGCCGAGTAAGTTACAGAAGTTATTATGAAAACAAAGATTGAGTCCTAACAAGGACTCTTTCTTTTTATCCTAGATTAGAAAACAGGACGGAGGTTACCGAAAAACATGCTAATTTGATATTTGAAAAATTGCCGGATGGTGATTTTCAGAAAACTTTTTGAAAGGAGGAAACCATGAGTTTGATAATCGTATTACTGATCGGTGTTGTTATCGGAACGCTTGTATCGCGATTTATATTCAGAGAAAAGCCAGTTGGTTCGCTTAGGGTCGATGAATCAGATCCAGATAGCGGACCTTATTTATTTCTCGAGTTGGATCGTTCCGGTGCGGATGCAATTTATAAACAGCGTTACGTACGGCTGCGAGTAGAGCTGAAAAACTATATTTCGCATAAATAACACTCTCTATTATGGAATGAACTTAATAATTATTTGAAAGGAGAACAAAATGGAAGAAAAAAACATCGAAGAATTATTAAATGAGGAGATTGCAGCGCAGATTGAGGCTTTATCTGGTTTGCAGTCCGGAACCAAAGAGAAATCAACAGCGATTGATGATCTGACGAAGCTTTACAAGCTGAGAATCGAAGAGAACAAGAGCGTGTGGGATGCTGACGAGAAATACAATCGGCGTATTATGGACGGAGAGTCCGTTACAAAAGATAGTGACTTCAAAGAGCGGCAGATCGCAGAGCAGGTTAAGGATCGATATTTCAGAGTTGGCATTGCAGCAGCAGAATTATTGATTCCGTTGATGTGCTATGGTATCTGGATGAATAAAGGATTTAAGTTTGAAGAAACTGGAACCTTCACATCTTCAACATTCAAAGGGTTAATCAACCGTTTTAGACCTACAAAGAAATAGAGGGGAAATTCTGAAACGTTGGGGACGTGTGTGACGCATGTCCTCTTCGTTTTTCTACGTGCATTTTACAATCTCTATTATGGAAAGGAGAGTTTTAAATATGAGTAAAATCTATATCGAAGTTCCTAAGACAACAGACATGATAACAGCAAGTGTACCATGTGGAAAGGAGGAAGATTATTTATGGCAGTTTACAGTCATGTTTGAAGAGAGTGATTACTTGCAAAAACGAATCGTAACCATTATGGATAATAACTGTGATGACGGTGGAGAACCATCGATTCAAAGTCAAATTGTAAAGAATGGAAACGACAGAAAAACAAGGTTCGAGTATCATATCGATCAATCAGATTTAAAAGCTGATATAGTAATTGACGTATTCTTCTGCAAAGAGAATCGAATTGTTATCGTAGAATGGTAATGGAGCTTTTGGAGATGTGATTTATTTGCATCTCCTTTTCATTTTTGCGTGAAAAATACATGGCTCTTTATGAGAGAATAAAGCTTTATCTCTTGAACAGATTAACTATGGTCGTTATACTTAATATACGAGTGTGACGATCGTACAATTTGAAAGGAGATTTTAGCATGAGTATTTTTAACGAAAAGCAGATTAAGGCAATGACGAGCGGAAGATATATTTGCTCTGAGTGTGGGAGTGTAATGGAGTTTGAAGGCGAGTGGGAGGATACCTTGGTGTGTCCACACTGTGGTCACAGCATTGATTTAGATGAGTATGGCTGTGAAGGGGACGAAAAGTACGAAAACGTATACCCAACCAGAGAAGACGTCTTAGGCGTTGCCGATGAAGACAAATAAGTTTGAATATTAGCTAAAACGAGAGGGGTCTTAGAGAAATCTAAGGCTCTTTTCTTTTTGCTATGAGGAGATATAAATGCGGTACCATTATCAAAAGCCAGACATCTATTTGTCGATGTACGGCGAACTTTATATTTGCAATCATCCTGTGTATGATCGTTGCACCCTATTTATGATAGGGAATAAAGGTCTCGCAGTGATTCAGCAGCGATTTAGTGCAGATACAAAAAGTACATATTGGACCGAGGTTGATTCGTGGCTGACTGACTCTTTGTATTTACATCCAAAATTCAAGGAATATTTTGATAGCCGCTCCGGGGAGTGTACGGACGGACTATATCCGACGGTCACTATAAGACAAATAATGTGGGCATTAAAAATGAAGCCAATACAGCGTCAACGATGGGAAACATGTTTCGATAGACGTGAGATTTGAACGCACTTTTTACAAAGACTTTTATGGAAAAGGAACTAAATAATTTCATATAAAGGAGAACGAAAAATGATTGAAACTTATGTATCTATCGGAAAAGTAACTGATTATGCGATTGGTGTTCTTAAGTATTTCGCCACGGCAAGTTCGATTTTACTGATTAGTATTATCGGAGCTTTGATGGCGTGGATATTTTTGAGTGCGGTCGGTATGATCGTTGCCATCTTAGGTATAATAGTAGCAACTATTGTGCTGACCTTGGGGATTTATGAGTTACATATCCAAAAGAGACGGAGACGCTAACAACGTCTCTTCTTTTTCGCCAAAATAACAGTTCCTTTTATGAAAAACCGAAGCTTTGAAAGGAGTAAAAGGAGCATGGACGAAATGAGAATAGTATCGAAATTCACGAGGGGAATTATTTCTAAAGCAATAAAGATGGTAATACGCAAGAAAACTGGATACAACATTGATATTCAGTTGAACGAGGCTATCACCACTATAAGTGATGGAAAGACTCATCTTCATCTGGATGTAGATGCAGAACTCGATAAAGACGAGCTGATGAGCATCTTAAAGAGCATTGGTTTAAATTAACCGAGAGGGGCGAATACAACGCCTCTTTCCTTTTACTTCGCAAAATTTACAAGGCATATTATGAGAGACAGTAGCTCAGTGGGAGAGCGCGAGACGATTAAAGTCCCGAAGTCGATGGTTCGAGTCCATCCCGTTTCTCTTTTATTTTTGCAGAAAGGAGAGAGCGGATGTCTATCGAACAACTTGACTTATTATTATGCGATACGTATCAGATGGATGCGTGGTTTCCATTCGGTTGGAAATGGAAGAAAGAGCTTGAAAAATCGAGCTATTCGGTATGGGCTATTGATGAGTTGGAAAGATACATCGTCGGTAGACTTTATCCAAAAAAATCTGGAACGGTTGAAGATTTCATCATATTTGTTGGTGATTTCCGGCGAATGATGAATCAGTTTTCAAAAATCAATCCGGATAACAATTTTATGTTTTCAGTAGCAGTGGACATATCCACAGATGTCCTGGATTTATTACATGCTATGAAATAAAAACGAAAGGAGAACATGATGAAGAAACCAAATCTTCAAAGACTCGCTCAGAGGTCAAAAATCTATCTGAGAAAAGCATCACCGACAATATTGTCTGGACTTGGTGCAGCTGGTGTTATTGTAACATAAGTATTGGCTGTACGCGCGACACCGAAAGCTCTTCGTAAAATTAGAGCCGACAGCAAAGTAAATCACGATGGTGATCCGGAGGCTTATAGCAAGCTCGAAGCGGTTAGATCGGCATGGGTCTGCTATATTCCGGCAGCAATCAGCGGAACCGCAACTATATTTTGTATATTTGGAGCGAATGTGCTGAGCAAACATCAACAGGCAGCACTAACCAGTGCTTATGCATTATTGAATGATTCCTATAACAATTATAAGGATAAATTAAAGGAATTGTACGGTGAAGAAGCTCATCAGAAAATTATTGATGCTATTGCAGCGGAAAAGGCTAAGGATGTATATATTACCGCTGATGGAATTTGTGAATCAACTTCGCTATCTTTTGATGAGCGCAACCCAGATGATATGCGTCTGTTTTATGATGCTTTTTCAAGAAGATACTTTGAGAGTACGATTGCTCAGGTGTTAGAAGCTGAGTATCACTTGAATAGGAATTTGAGTCTTGGCGGCGATGTCTGTATAAATGACTTCTACAATTTTCTCGGAATAGAGCCTATAGACGGAGGTGATTATCTGAGCTGGTTTTATTTTTATGAAGATGGAATCAGTTGGATAGATTTCAACCATCGAAAAACTGTGTTGGAGGATGGTCTTGAAGTTTATGTAGTGGATATTGTATATACCCCGAGGATGGACGATGAACCATTCGCATAAATTACAAGCCGTATTATGAAAGGAGAGTGTCATCATGAACAATAAAAGCAAATGGATTAAAGCTATTGGAGTAGCAGCGACCGTGATCGGTGTTGGTGTAAACCTTATTACCGATTGGGTTAATGAACAGAAAATGGATGAAAAGATTGAGGAAAAGGTCAATGAAGCACTGGCCCAGAGAGGCAAAGATGAAGCGGAGGAGTCCTAACAAGGCTCTTTCGCTTTTCTTTTGGAGGAAACGGATGGGAGCACCGACTGAAAGAGCTATTTATACGATCAAATATGCCATCGCGACAATGCCGATAAAGCAGCGTGGTTATAACTTTAAGCAGGCAAGTTATATGAGATGGGCCGGACGAGAATTGTTGATGCAACTCAATAAATATCCGCAAATACCACCATTGATGGTGATCGAATCATTCAGAGATGAATGCGATTCATATTCATGCTTAAATCCTAAAACAAGCTATACCTTTTCTTGTGCGAAAGACATGCTTGAATGGATTATAGACCTGCTGATTTCATAGGTACCAAATTAAATTTATATATTTGAAAGGAGAACGACAATATGTGTACAAGAGAAATGACTTTAGGAGAGGAAATTATCAGCTTAACTGGAAAAGGTGTTGACATTCCAACTGTGGAGAGAATGTATAGAAAATACATTGCTATTATCAGCGACGCCGATACAAAGAAGGTGACAGAAGAACTTTATCACGTTGATGTAAATGCATTATTTCCGACGATTGAAGCCATCTTTGGGAAAGTCTATTCAATTCTTCCGGACGACATTGCTATCGGTGATCAGATTGAGATTCCTTTAGGCGATCTTGGAACCTTTACGGCAACTGTTCAGATGGTAAAAGACGATAAGGTATTATTCCTGTTCGATGATTATATCGTAAAACGCCCGATGAACGAAAACGGAAGCAATGAAGGAGGATATGAGAAATCTGATCTTAAAAAATGGATTGAAAATGATCTGTTTAAAATGTTTCCGAAAGCGTTAAGAAAACACATGACTGGGCTGACTATTCCTACGCTTGGTGAAATCTGCGGATGGGGAGACAACTGGGATAAAGAACATATCGAGCCCGATGGCGATGAGCAGTTACCGCTCATGAAACAGAGAAGAAATCGTGTTGCGTATTATAACAATGAGTGTTCAAGCGGCTGGTTTCGTAATGCTATGAAAAAGGAATTTTCTTCGGCTTACTTTGCCGGTGTGAACTCCAATGGCGATGCGTACTACGGCTACGCTTCGTACTCTTATGGAGTTCGTCCGGAATTCTGGTTGGTTAGATAAATCGCGGGGCCTTGTGCCCCGTTTTATATTTTATGGAGGATAAACTAAAATGCAGAAACCGAATTTGACTAAGATTTGTAGAACCGTAAAAGCATCTACGATCAAGCATAGTCCCGAAATTCTCACTGGTGTTGGAATTGCCGGAATGGTAACAACTACAGTAATGGCCGTGCGAGCGACTCCTAAGGCAATCAGACTGTTAGAGGACGAAAAACATCGTCAGAACACAGATAAGCTGGAGCCGATTGATGCTGTTAAAGCGACTTGGAAATGTTATATTCCTGCGGCTGTAACAGGAACAGTGTCAGTTGCTTGCCTCATTGGGGCAAGTTCCGTAAATGCTCGAAGAAACGCAGCACTGACAGCAGCATATACACTTTCTGAATCAACATTGAGAGATTATCAGAAAAAGGTAGTTGAAACCATTGGTGAGAAGAAGGAACAGACGATTAGAGATGAGGTTGCTAAAGAACGTCTGAAAAGAGAACCCGTTGAGAATAAAGAAGTAATCATAACTGCAAAAGGTGACACTTTATGTTTCGATGCTGTGTCAGGTCGATATTTCAAATCTGATATTGATAAGCTGAAGAAAGCCGAGAATGAATTAAATCGGCAGATGAGGGATGAGATGTATATTTCCCTTAATGATTTTTATTATGCGATTGGACTGGAGCCGATTAAGCTTGGCGATGATCTTGGATGGAATATTGACAATGGCTATATTGATCTGAGATTTAGTTCTCAGCTGGCTTCAGACGACACGCCTTGTCTTGTAATCGATTACGGATATGGACCCAGATATGATTTCCGTAATTTAATGTAACGGTTCGCAAAATTTACAAACACTATTATGGAAGAACCACATATTTCAAATCTGAAAGGAGAACATATTATGGAGAACAACAACGAAATCATGAACAACAACGAAGAGGTTATTGAAACAGCTACAGAGGAAATCGTAAAAGCGACTTCTAACGGCGGTATGAAGAAGGCAACAACTATCGGATTGGCTATGATTGCAGGTGCATTAACCTACAAATTTGTAGTCGTTCCGGCAGCAGCAAAATTCAAAAACTGGCGTGAGAATCGTAAAACGGTTGTAAATCAGCAGCAGGACGATGCAATCGACGGAGAGTTCAGAGAAGTCGATGAGGAAACCGAGGATGATTCTTTATAAGAATTGAATCGATGATTCAGACAGAGGGAGAGTACCTATAACAGGGTGCTTTCCCTTTTGCTTTTTAAGGGAGGTGTCCTATGAATCGGTACATGTACGATGGTCCAGTTATGGAATTTAATATCTGCGTTGCAAATAGATGGCAGGGTTCTACATACGCTGCATCCGAACAGAAAGCCAGAAGTAATTTGGCATATCAATTTAAGAAGAAAACAAACCGTATTCCAAGTACGAGGATTACCCTCCCTGGAAAAGTGGTAACGGTTAACTGAAAGGAGAATTAGAGATGGATGAATACAAATCCAATTCCCACAAATCACGCCAGAATCAGAACGACGATATTCCGGAAAAGAAAGTGGAAAAAGTCGTCAGTGGTTCTGTGAAATCAAAGAAAAAGAACGGTCTTCAGAAGATTACAAATGTATTTGTTCCCGAAGATGTTGATGATGTAAAAAGCTATATTTTCGAGGACATTGTAGTGCCGGCGGTTAAGGATATTATCTTGGACGCTGTACGAGCATTCCTTGGTGTAAATGGAACTTCGAGAGGACGATCTTCTACATCATCCAAAATTTCGTACCGTAAGTATTACGATGATCGGGATCGCAGAGATTCGGCACCGACCAGAACAAGAACTGGGTACGATTATGACGATATTATTCTGGAAACACGTGGGGAAGCGGAAGACGTTCTTGAAAGAATGGAAGAGCTGATTGACATGTATCAGCTGGTTAGCGTTGCTGACTTTTATGATTTAGTCGGCGTTTCTGGAAATTATACAGACAATAAATATGGATGGACAAACGTTCGGAACGCATCTGTAGTCCGTGTGAGAGACGGATATATGATCAAACTTCCGAAAGCTTTACCATTAAATTAGGAGGATATTATGTACGAATCAGATGATAAAATGGTGTCTCATCCGAGCCATTATCAGTCAGAAACAGGTTTGGAAGTAATCGATGTTATTGAGGCATTCACTTTCGATTTAAAAGGTATCGAAGCAACCGATACTGGTAACATTATCAAGTATGCGTGCCGCTGGAAAAATAAAAACGGCATTCAGGATTTGAAAAAGATCATGTGGTACACACAGCACTTGATCGACCATTTAGAAAAAATCAAAGAGGAGAATAACTGATATGAAGAAAGAAGAAATCATGAAGAACGTTTCCACGACTTTCAGCAAAGTAAGTGTGAAACTTAAGAAGCATAGCCCAGAGATTCTGGTAGTGGCCGGTGTTGTTGGCACTGTTGCAAGTGCTGTTATGGCTTGCCGTGCAACAACTAAGTTGGACAGCGTATTGGAGAAGTCCAAGAAAGATGTTGATGCTATCCATAAATGTGCTGAAAATGAGGAACTGGCAGCTGAGTATTCTAAGGACGACGCAAAGAAAGATCTGACTATCGTTTATGTACAGGCTGGTGTAAAAGTCGCTAAGCTCTATGCTCCTGCTGTTGCTCTTGGAACCTTATCCATCGCAAGTATTGTTGCGTCTCACGATATTCTCAAGAAGAGAAATGTAGCGTTGGCAGCGGCATATGCGACTGTGGATAAAACTTTCAAGGAATACAGAAATCGAGTCGTTGAGCGCTTTGGTGCGGAGGTTGATAAAGAGATTCGTTACAACATCAAAGCAAAGAAATTCGAGGAAACCGTAACTGATCCGGACAGTGGTAAAGAGAAAAAAGTGAAGTCTACTGTTAATGTCGCAGCAACTGATGTAAATGGCTACGCACGTTTCTTTGACGAGTCTTGTGAGGCTTACGAAACCAATATGGATTACAATCTTATGTATCTTCGTTCTCAGCAGGCTTTGGCAAATGACAAACTTAAAGCTGATGGATATTTATTCCTGAGCGATGTGTACGAGCAGCTCGGTATTAAGCGGACAAAGATGAGCCAGACTGTTGGTTGGATTTATAAACCTGAAGGTAACGACAACGGTGACAACTTTGTCGATTTCGGTATTCTGGAAACCAATCGTGAGACTGAAGATGGCGGTTATGAAAAGGCTATTCTCATGGAGTTTAATGTGGATGGACCGATTCTTGATCTGATCTAATTTTATAAGGAGGGCATATATGCGAAGTTATATTCGTGCAATGCTCCTTCCTACTCTTTGTGTATTTATGATTATTTGTAGCGGATTCGTCTGCTCAGCAGAATCTGTGAATCGTTATGAATATATCGAAATACAGCCGACTTTAAAAGCTGAACCCATCGAACCTATTGTAATTATTTCTGAGCAACCCTTAGAGGAAACGGTGTCGGCAGTTGAAATCGAAGAGTACGTGGAGGATACACTATTACCACGGGAAGACATTGAGCTGATTGCTCTTGTTACCATGGCAGAAGCTGAGGGGGAGTGTGAGGAAGGGAAGCGATTGGTGATCGACACCATATTGAATCGGGTTGATTCTGTATATTTTCCGGATAATGTACACGACGTTGTGTATCAGAAGCATCAATTTTCTTCTATGTGGAATGGAAGAATTGATAAATGCATTGTGGATGAGGATATTTGTCAGTTGGTTGAAGAAGAACGCAAATCAAGAACAAATTCTAATACGATATTTTTCACAGCTGGTGGATACGGGAAATATGGAACCCCGATGTTTCGGTTAGGAAATCATTATTTTTCAAGTTATGAATAAAGAAAGGAGTCCTGAACTATGACAGGTTTTATGGGATTAACGTTTTCAGCGTTTGCTGGTATTTGCTTTGTTGGTGGTCTCGCCGTTCTTATGGGCGGAAAGGAGCATCATTGATGGATGGCATCGGAAATTTTATATCCATGATGGATTACATATTGGATACGAAAAGAAAAAGACATATTACTGGAGGCATTCTACTGAGTGCCTCTTTACTTTTTGGTGGGTTGGCACTCACCGTTATGACAATACAGAACGAGGAGGATGAGGATGAGTAATAGATCTCTGTTTTCTTTAGGATTTATCATTGGTGCAGCCTCTGGTGCAACAGTAGCATGGTATCTTCTGAAGGATAAATACGAAACACTTGCTCAGGAGGAAATTGATTCTGTAAAAGAAGTATTTGCTAGACGTGAGCAGGAAATGAAAGATGAAACTGTAAAGAGGAATGTGGCAGAGGGAATCAAGGATTCTGATCGAACAAAACCGGATCTCAAAGAATATGCTGAACAGCTTAAAAAGAACGGATATACAAGATATTCCGATCTGAGTGCCGATGATGAGGGTGTATCTGATAAGCAGACGAAACCGTATGTGATTCCTCCAGAGCAGTTCGGAGACGATGAAAATTATGATCAGATTAGTCTTACTTATTACGCAGATGGCGTTTTGGCAGACGAAAATGATGAAGTAATCGATGATGTAGAAGAAACTGTTGGAATTGAATCTTTGAATCATTTCGGAGAATATGAGGACGACTCTGTATTTGTTAGAAACGATACAAGAAAGTGCGATTATGAGATTCTCCTTGATCAGAGAACATATTCTGAGGTTGCGGAAGAGATGCCGCATCGGATGGAGGTATGATGACACGGGATGAGCTGAACAATGCGTACTTTGAGTGGATGTATCAGCTCGTTTGCGATGATGAGTATTCGAAAGGTTTATCGTATCGAAAGCTTTTATATTTGCTTCACGATACAGATTTCACGTATACGATTGCTATGGATAGTAATCGCTATGAAGATGGAATTGATCTTCGATACAGATTCGGGAACGAGCATGGATATCCGGATAGTATGATTGCAAGATATTTGGACAATCGTCCGTGCAGTGTTTTAGAAATGATTATTGCCCTTGCTATACGCTTAGAAGAGCACATCATGGATGATCCGGACATCGGAAACAGAACCGGCCAGTGGTTTTGGGACATGATTGTGAGTCTTGGATTAGGCTCTATGAATGATTCCAAATTTGACAAAGGTTATGTAATCGATGTACTTCGGCGATTCCTTAATCGTGACTACGGACGAGATGGCAAGGGTGGTTTATTTACAATAGAACATTGTAGATATGATATGCGTGATATCGAGATTTGGTATCAGGCTAATTGGTATCTCGACAGCATTAGATAGGAGAGTATCATGAGCCATAGCGAAGTTTATAAATGGTTTGAATTATATTTTCCGCAATATGCCGGGAATAAAGTTGAAGCGTGGTTTCAGAACGGAAAGAACAGCATTCGCATCCGTCAGACAAACCATCAGGAATTTATATTTACATTCTCAGATAAAGGAAATTGGAGATTTGAAACCGTTGAAAGTTATATGAAGGGACTAAAAGGAGGTAAAAAATAATGAGCGATATGATCACTTATATTTTCAGTAGTTTACGGTCATCGGAAAAATGCCTTGATGCTATCACCAGAGCCGTACGTAAACAGGGTAATTTCAATGCCAAGCTTACAGTTTTTGCGGCCGTAACAACCGCAAACTTGATCCTTATGCAGATTGAGCAGAAAGATCAGGCTATGCGTATCAGAAAATTGGAAAAGGAAATCGAGGATCTTAAACATCCGGAAGGAGAGTAAAAAATGCGATGATCGACTTTATGGTGATTTCAACACGTTCAACGAAACGTGGCACAATAGAAATCTATCCAAAGTTCATTATTAAAAAAAGCACAGATCTAATGATTCGAGGTGGTGATTTCTATGCTATCTGGATTGAGGAACGTGGTTTATGGTCTACGGACGAGCAAGATGCCTTGCAGCTCATTGACCGCGAACTGGATAGATATGCTGAGGAGAACCGCCAGCGTTTTAACTCCGATATTAAAGTCCTGCATATGTGGGATGCCGAGTCAGGTATGATCGACTCATGGCATAAGTATTGTCAGAAACAGATGAGAGACAGCTTTCATACGTTGGATGACAAACTTATATTTTCCAATACAGAAACTAATAAAAAAGACTACGCCAGTAAAAAGTTGAATTATCCGCTTGAAGCTGGCGATTTGTCTGCCTATGAGAAATTGATGTCTACTTTATATTCGGAAGAGGAGCGGACAAAAATTGAGTGGGCTATAGGGTCAATCGTATCTGGAGAATCCAAAAAACTGCAAAAATTTATGGTTTTATACGGAGCTGCTGGAACAGGTAAATCCACAGTTCTTAACATTATTCAGCAGCTTTTCGACGGATACTATTCTGTATTTGACGCAAAAGCACTTGGATCTTCCAGCAATTCATTTGCATTGGAAGCATTTAAAACGAACCCTCTGGTTGCAATTCAGCATGATGGCGATTTGTCAAGAATTGAGGATAACACCAGATTGAACAGTTTAGTATCTCATGAGTTGATGACTGTTAACGAAAAATTCAAGTCTACATACTCAAACCGGTTTAAATGTTTCCTGTTTATGGGAACAAATAAGCCGGTCAAGATTACGGATGCGAAGTCTGGTCTGATTCGAAGATTGATCGATGTATCGCCGTCTGGAAATAAGCTGAACCCCAAAGAGTACAAAACGATTGTGAAGCAGGTGGAATTTGAGTTGGGAGCTATCGCTTATCATTGTCAGGAAGTATATTTGGGCAATCCTGGTCGTTATGACGATTATATTCCGATCACGATGCTTGGTGCATCTAATGATTTTTACAACTTTATCATCGATTCATACCATGTATTTAAGAAAGAAAACGGGACAACTCTGAAAGCTGCATGGGAGATGTATAAAACATACTGTGATGACGCAAAGGTCGGATTCCCGTTTTCGCAGAGGGTATTTAAAGAAGAACTTAAAAACTATTTTCATGATTTTCAGGAACGCTTCAATCTCGATGATGGAACTCGTGTTAGAAGCTATTACATTGGGTTCCGGACAGAAAAATTTGAAGAGGAGACCGTAGAGGAAAAGACGGAAGCAGTCAAACCGACACTGATCCAATTTGATAGCACAGAATCCATATTCGATGATGTGTGTTCGGAATGCCCCGCACAGTATGCTTCGGAAAATGAAACACCTCAGAAAAAATGGGATTCTGTTCGCACAAAATTATCTGGAATTGATACAAGAAAACTTCATTATGTGAAAGTTCCGGAGAATCATATCGTAATCGACTTTGATATTCCGGATGAATCTGGAAACAAGTCATTCGAAAAGAATTTAGCTGAAGCAAGTAAGTGGCCGCCGACCTATGCAGAGCTTAGTAAATCAGGACAAGGTATACATCTTCATTATATTTATACTGGAGACCCGACGCAGCTTAGCAGGGTATATGACGACCATATTGAAGTTAAGGTGTTCACAGGCAAAAGCTCATTGCGACGTATGTTGTCAAAGTGTAATAATTTGCCTATCGCAACAATTAGCTCCGGTTTACCGCTGAAAGGAGAACAAAAAATGGTAAATTTTGAAGCGATTAAGAGCGAGAAAGGGCTTAGAACACTGATTAAACGGAATCTTAATAAAGAGATACATCCGGGAACTAAGCCCAGTATCGATTTTATCTACAAGATACTGGAAGATGCGTATGGAAGTGATTTGAAATATGACGTCACAGATATGCGCAATGCAGTATTGGCATTTGCAGCGAACAGCACTCATCAGGCGGATTACTGTATTAAGTTAGTCAACAAGATGCAGTTTAAATCCGCAGATCCGTCCACAGCGGTGAAAAATGATGATGCAAAGCTGGTATTCTATGATATCGAGGTTTTCCCAAATTTATTCCTTGTAAACTGGAAGATTGAGGGTGAGGGAAAGCCAGTTGTAAGAATGATTAACCCGTCTCCGAGTGAGATCGAGGAGCTGATGCGGTTCAGACTTGTTGGCTTCAACTGTCGGAGATATGATAACCATATTCTGTACGCAAGGTTAATGGGTTATACAAATGAACAGCTCTATAACCTTTCGCAGAAAATCATTAACGGAAGTCCGAACTGTTTCTTTGGAGAGGCGTACAACGTATCCTATACGGACGTGTATGATTTCGCTTCGGCTGGTAATAAGAAAAGTCTTAAGAAATTAGAAATCGAGATGGGAAACCTTACCGATGATGATCTCAAGAAAAAAGGATTCTCTGACGAAAAAATAAGAATTATCAAGGCGGGAACGCATCACCAGGAGCTTGGTCTTCCATGGGATCAACCGGTTCCGGAAGAGCTTTGGATTAAGGTCGCTGAGTATTGTGATAACGATGTTATTGCTACTGAGGCGGCCTTTAATTATCTTGAGGCTGACTGGACAGCACGGCAGATTCTGGCAGATTTAGCAGAGATGACCGTT